GCACTGCCCCGCCAGTGAAGGCAAGCCCCTGGCCGTGCTGGAGAAGGTCAACACCATGGGCGGCGCAAACAACGCGGTTCAGACCCAGGGCAGCCTGATGCGCAGCCTGGGCGCGATCGAGAGCGTGCTGGAGTGCCTGGGATATCCGACCGAGCATGTCGCTCCCCAGTCGTGGAAAAAGCTGTTCCGCCTGGGCTCCGAGAAGACCAAGGCCCTGGAAACCGCCCGCAAGCTGCACCCCGAGGCTGCCGGCAACCTCACACGTGCTCGCGATCACAACCGGGCCGAAGCCGTGCTGCTGGCCCACTGGGGAAAGGTGGAGCTCGTATGAAACACCCTTGCAAAGAGTGCTGGGATCCAGTTGACCGAGACGGCGCCGAGCTCTGCGACTGGTGCCAGATGACGCCAGAACAGCGCGATTCCCACATGGCCCGCAATTGGTGGCTGCTAGCAATTGCCGTCTGTCTGGTCATCGCGGCGATTTTGATATCGGAGGCGTCATGAGCTGGCTCTGGCTTATCCCCGCATTCCTGGCCGGACTGGTCATCGGCATCTGGCTTGGCATCGCTTCGGTCTCCAACAGCATGGAGAGCTACTGACATGCGCGATCGTCTCACCCTCGTTCTCAAGACCCCAGAGCAGGGCCACATCGCCATCATCAACGCCTGGAAGCAGGCCAAACAGGTGCTGGAAGACGGCAAGCACCTGGTGCTCGAGATCCGGCCTGAGCGCCGGCAAGAGCGCCACAGCCGCCACTTCCACAGCCTGATCAACCAGATCAGCGCCCAGGTGGGCGGCGACCTGGCCAGCACCGACGACGCCAAGCGCATCCTGATTTCGGCCTTTCGCATGGACACCCTCAACGATGTGGCATTCCGCGATGAGTGGGCGCGCTTCGGCGATCTGCGCATGGGCCGCGGCCTGCGTGGCGAGGTGGTGATGCTGGGCACTCAGTCCAAAGACTTCACCGACAAGCTGGCCCGGGGCTTTATCGAATGGCTCTACGCCTTCGGGGTCGAGGCTGGAGTCAGATTTAAACCTTGGGAGGATGAGAATTGAACGCAGTCGCCGAAAAGCAGAACATCGATGAGTGCCAACTGAACGACCTGCTCAATGAGTACCTGGTGGAATGGCACCGGTGGAGTGCAGAAGATTCCATTGCCGAGGGCTACCCCAGCCGTAGCCCGTCATGCGCCCTGGGTCCAGCCGGTGGAGACAGTGATGGCGTGGACATGGAGACCGTCGACGCGGTGATTGACGCCATTCCCCAGCCTCACCGCACGGCCCTGGCATTCCAAGCGCGCAACCTCAACAGCAGGGCCCAAGTGTGGAGCAGCCCACGTTTGCCGGCCAACTGGGAAGAGCGCCAGATATTGCTGATGGAGGCTCGGAATATGTTCACGCGCGGCCTGATGGAAAAGGGCGTCATAGGGGGTTGACGCTGTTCAGAATTGATGCAGAATACGTCTCGGGCCGTTGCGCCCAAAAATTCCAAAGCCCTGGCCTCAACCGTCGGGGCTTTTTCGTTTGTCTCCTAGCTGGCCCCGCCAGCATCTGCCGCCCTGGTTCGCCTCGGCGGCTTTTTTATTCCCTTGATCCAGCCAAGGCCGCGCCGGAGCGGTTTGATGGCGTGGGTGATTTCCACCGTGAGCTGTCACGGAGCTGGTGCACAGAGAAGGGCAGAACCCCAGCGGCATGCGCCGTAAGTCCTTATGGGGTGACAAATTCTTTTTCCTGAAAGGCAATCATGAGCGACGAAGCAATTGAGCAAGAAATCCAAACTAAGGGCAAGACCGCTGCGCGCATCACGCCTGCTGACATCGAGGCGAACATCGCCAGCGAGCACTATTTCACGGCACAGCATGGTGTTGCGGGTGCAATGGCTGCACTCGAGCTGCACCAGCGCACTGCGCACCCAGGTGCGGAGGGTGCACTGCGCCTGCTGACCTTCTGTGTGCTGGTGCTCCGCAACGGCTTCACCGTCACAGGTGAAAGCGCCTGCGCCAGCCCGGAAAACTTCGATGCCGAGATTGGTCGCAAAGTTGCCCGCGCCAATGCGGTGCAGAAGATCTGGCCCCTGATGGGCTACGAGCTGCGCTCCAAGCTGGCAGGGCAGTAACCCGTTTCCCGCTATGGCAAGGATCCCGCTGTGAGCCGCAGCACCAAATCGAAAGGTGAACCTATGTTCCGCAGTCGTGTTGTCGTGCTGGCCCTGGCCGCATGCGCTCTCATTGGTCATTCCGTGGTCGCAGTCGTGCTACAGCCCATCGCCGCCGTGTGTCGCTTCATTGGCATTCACATCAAGGAAGCCTGCGCGATGGCTTCCCAGGTGGCCGAGCAGAAGCAGACCAAGCCTTCCATCCTGGTCAAGGCGGCTGCATTCGCTGCTTCGCTGGCCAAGCGTGAACGCCCGGTGCTGACCGCCTCGTGGCGCATGTGTCCGTCAGCCTGATCTCCACTGCTGGTAGAGGGCCCTCAAGTGAGGGCTCTTTGCATTGCATCCGCCAGGGTGCAGCGCAAAGACAGTTTCGCCACCACCAGGCGCGTCCGGCAAAGCATGCACTGACACATGGGACGCTAGGCCTGTGTGGTGGCACCTCATTGAAAGAAAAGCATGGCACTCACCCCAAAGCAAGAGCGCTTTGTGGCCGAGTACCTGATTGACCTGAACGCGACTCAGGCCGCGATCAGGGCTCGCTACAGCGCAAGAACTGCTGCATCACAAGGCGAACGCCTGTTGAGAAATGTTGAGGTAGACACGGCGATTAAAGCGGCCATGAAGGCCCGCGAGCAGCGCACTCACATCACCCAAGACCGGGTGTTGCAAGAGTTGGCGCGCATCGCCTTCTTCGACATTCGCCGCCTCTACCGAGATGACGGAACCATGAAGGATCCGCACGAGATGGATTCGGACACCGCAGCGGCCATTGCCTCCATCGAGGTCAAGGAAGAGATGGAGCGCGGCGAAGAAGTTGATGAAGAGCTCGAAGACCAGCCCCACGGTGGCGCTCTCAAGCGCAGGCGCGGCAATCTGGTCGCAGGCTACACGCTAAAGACCAAGGTCTTTGACAAGGGCTCTGCACTCCAGCTGGCAATGCGTCACCTCGGAATGCTGAACGACAAGATTGCCCATACAGGCCCGACTGGCGGCCCCGTCGAAACCATCACCCGCGTTGAGCTGGTCCCCCTGAAGAAATGACAACTGCACAGATCGCCCTCCCTGAAAAGCTGATTGAGCTGTTTTCGGGAGAGGCAGACGTGCGCGCTGCCCATGGTGGTCGTGGTTCTGGCAAGACCCGGAGCTTTGCCACTATGGCGGCTCTCAAGGGCTACCAGTACGGCATGGCCGGCACGAGCGGCATCATCCTGTGCGCGCGCCAGTTCATGAACTCCCTGGAGGATTCCAGCCTGGAGGAAGTGAAGCGGGCCATTGAGGAAGTGCCGTTTCTCGCGGCGTACTACGAGATGGGCGAGAAGTTCATCCGGTCGAAGGATGGGCGCATCAGCTTCGCCTTCGCTGGCCTGGACCGCAACATCGCCTCGATCAAGTCCAAGGGGCGCTTGCTGCTGTGCTGGGTCGATGAGGCTGAGCCGGTCACGGAGACCGCCTGGCAGACGCTGATCCCCACGCTGCGGGAAGAGGGCGAAGGCTGGAACGCCGAGCTCTGGGTCACCTGGAACCCGCTGCGCAAGAATGCGCCGGTCGAGAGCCGATTCCGACACTCAAAGAATCCGCGCATCAGGTGCGTGCAGATCAACTGGCGCGACAACCCGAAGTTTCCGGCCAAGCTGGAGCGGGACAGGCAGGCCGACAAGCTGGAGCGCCCAGACGACTATGAGCACATCTGGGAAGGCGCATACAAGGAAGGCCACGTTGGGGCCTATTACACGAAGCAGCTGCTGCTGGCCAAGGAGCAGGGGCGCATCGGCGTGGTGCCCATGGATCCCATCATGAAGCGCCGGGCCTATGCCGACATCGGCGGTACTGGCCGGGATGCCGACAGCTTCGCGCTGTGGATAGCCCAGTTCGTGGGCCAGCAGATTCTGGTGGTTGACTACTACGAAGCCCAGGGCCAGCCCATGGCGGCGCACATAGAGTGGCTGCATGGCCGAGGGCACAAGCCCGAGAACACCATCATCCGGCTGCCCCACGATGGGGACACGAGCGACAAGGTGTTTGCTGTCACCCCAGAGAGCGAACTGCGCAAGCACGGGTTTGACGCCAGCAGCATTCCGAACCAGGGCAAGGGCGCCGCTTTGAAGCGGGTCGAGGCCGTGCGGTCGCAGATGCACCGCTGCTGGTTCAACGAAGAAACAACTGGCCCGGGCCGCGATGCCCTGGCCTGGTATCACGAAAAGCGCAACGAGCAGCGTGACGTGGGCCTGGGCCCAGAGCACGACTGGTCAAGCCACGGCTCTGACGCCTTCGGCCTCATGTGCTGCGACTGGACGCCGCCGCGCGTCATGGCGCCGTTACCGCTCCCTCAAATAGGAATTGTGTGATGACAATGGAAAAAGACACGTTCCGGCAGGTGCTGGAGCATGAAATTGACGATGCACAGAGCTGGCTCGCCGGCGGCATCCGTGGGGAGCAGCAGCGCAACCTGCAGTATTACCTGGGTCTTCCGCTGGGCAACGAGGTGGACGGCCGCTCCCAGGTCGTGTCCTGGGATGTGTTTGAGACCATCGAGAGCGCACTGCCGAACTTCCTGGAGCCCTTCTTCTGCGGCGACAACATCGGTGAGTTTCTGCCGCGCGGCCCAGGTGATGCAGCCTATGCAGACCAAGCCACCGAGCTCGTGAACTTCGTCATTCAGAACGAGAACCCAGGCTTCCTGATCTTCATGGACTGGATCAAGGACTCACTGCTGAGCAAGATCGGCGTGGTCCGGGCCAAATGGGTGCAGCCTGACCCCGTGCGGCAGGAGTTCCGAGGGTTGACCATAGAGCAGGTCACGCTGATGACCCAGGATCCTGCTGTATCGATCATCGAGGCGTCTGCCTCTGAGCAGCTGTCGCCCGATGTGATGCAGGCGGCGGGCCTGCAGATGCCAGAGCTGTTCGATCTGACCATCATGCGCAAGCAGCGCGGCTGCGTGAAGCTGCGCAACGTGCCGCCCTCTGATTTCCTGGTCAACCGCACGGCCAAGAGCCTGGAAGAGGCCCGCCTGCTGGGCGAATGGGTCACCTACACCCGATCGCAGCTCACCGAGATGGGCATCAGCGATGTGGACGAGATCAAGAGCTACGACGGCGCAAGCAACCTGCTCGAGGAAGACGAGCGCACCAGCCTACCGAACGACAGCGCCGACAAGTCGCTGGAAGAGGTGAGGCTGTTCGAGGGCTTCATCCGCTGCGACTACAACGGCGACGGCGTGGCCGAATGGCGCCGCATCTTGGTGTCTGGCGACCGAGAGCTGGAGAATGAAGAGGTCGAGGGGCACGAGTACTCTGTCCTGACGCCCATCAAGCTGCCTCACCGCGTGATCGGCATGGCCTTGGCCGATCCGGTCACAGAGCTGCAGCGCTTGAGCAGCGGGCTGACGCGCCAGTATGTGGACTCTCTGTATCTGGCCAACAACCCGCGCACCTACGTCAACCAGAAAGCGGTCGTCAACCTGGACGATGTGATCAGCAACCGCATCGGGGGCATCATCCGGGGAGAAGGGCCGGCATCTGATGCCGTGGCGCCGATCAAGACGGCCTTGGTCGCCACAGAATCTCTAGCCGGCCTCGAAATGGCCCAGGGCATGCGCGAGCGCCGCACCGGCGTCACCCGCTACAACCAGGGTCTTGATGCTGACAGCCTGAACAAGACCGCCACGGGCATCACCAAGATCTCCAACATGGCCGACAGGCGCATGCTGCTGATCCTGCGCATGTTCGCCGAGAGCGGGGTGAAGGACCTGTTCAAGCTGGTGCTGAGGCTGATCACCCAGTATCAGGACATCCCGCTGACCATACGGCTGCGCAATGAGTTCGTGCAGTTCGACCCGCGCATGTGGTCGCCAGACATGGACGTCAGCACGGATGTGGGCCTTGGCACCGGTGACAAGACCGAAACCCTGATGCTGCTCCAGCAGTTCGGCCAGTTTATGCAGCAGGCCGCAACCGTGGGCATGGTCGGTCCCGAGCAGATCTATGAATTTGGCAAGGCCCTGGCCAAGAACGCCAAGCTCAAAGGAGCCGCCGAGAAGTTCCTGATTCCGCCGGACAAGATCCAGCAGAAGCCGCCCCAGCCATCGCCCGAGCAGATCAAGGTCCAGATGGAGCAAATGAAGCTCCAGCACCAGCAGCAAATGGAGGCCATGAAGCTGCAGGCCGAGGCCATGGAAGGCGACAAGCAGCGGGCGGCGGATCTGAAGATCAAGGAAATGGAGCTCCAGCAGGATGCCTGGAAGTCCTTGATCGAAATGTCCGCCGGCTATGTGATGGGCCAGGCCCGCATGGATGGCCAGATGACGGAGCCGGCGCAGAACCTAATCGGTGGCACGCAGCTGGATCAGAACATGCAGGCACCGAACATCACGCCGGAGCAGCTTGACTATGTGGCCCAGGTCATCAACGGCCTTGCCAGCCGGTTCCAGAGAGGATAAGCATGAGCGACGCTCAGTACCGGGCAGAGCAGGCCAAGCGCCTGCTTGAAGACCCGCTGATGAAAGAGGCTCGCGCCACGGTGGTGCAGGCCCTGCAAGACGAAATCCTGTCTCTACCGCTCTCCGAGCGTGATCGCCGCGAAGCCGCGGTTGCCATGCTCAAGGGCGCAGAGCAGTTTTTCCGTGTGTTCCACCTTGTGATTGACGGGTACAAGCTGGAGCAGGCCGAGTTGACCAATGAGGCCCAAATCCAAGCCCGTTTCCAAGCCATCCAGGAGCGCATGCGCGATGTCTAAAGCAAAGAGCAAAGCGGGCGAGGCGCCTGCAGTGGAAACCAACGAGCCTCAGGGCACTGAAGTCCAGGCGGCGAAAGCGCCAGCGGTGGATGCGGTCACGGAGGCAGTCGAGGCTGAATCCAAGCCTGTCTCCAAGACGGCCGAAGATGATCCGAAAGTGGATGATCCTGCTGCCGAGGCCCCGCTGGAGTCCCTTGAGGTCTTCCTGCGCCGGGTGGAGCGCACCCACAT